AGGTGAAACAAAAAAAGGTCCCGCATTTGAACCAGTATTGGTTTCGGGTTATAATGGATTCAGAACAATGTTCGGTGGTTCTTCACCTGAAAAGATGGGTGAAACATTAAAATACCCACTTCCGTATTATGCAAAATCATACCTATCTCAATCATCACAATTATTTGTGACAAGAGTATTAGGTTATTCAGGTTATGATGCAGGTTCGGCACATTCGATAAAAACTATCGCTGGTGTTAATACAACAACAATAGGACAATCAAATTCACTTAAAGCGGATTTTGTTATTGAACTTAATAGTGGTTCTTTAGATATCGCTGGTTTAGGTCAATTAGAAACAGATTATCTTAATACTGAATTTGAATCAAATGCAGGTGTTACTACAAGTTTCTTAGATTTCGTAAACTTAAACCTATCAGAAGATAAGGTAATGGTTATGGGTCCATATTATAATACATTCGATTGGAACGCTATTGGTGTTGATGATACGGATAAAGTTGTTTATCCAATGTCAGACTCTAAATGGGCAGACCAAATAGAATTTACAGGAACAAATGAAAGCGGATTAGCGTTTTACGCAAGTAAATTCGACGACGCGGGGGTTATTAAAGTACAGATTGTGGTTATGGAATTAGATGTCGTAAGATTTTCAGAGTTTCATAATAAGACAATTGCTATATTACGTTCAAGAGCGGAATATACAGGTGACGATTTAAACTTCAAATTAAACAGTAATATTACGATTACTAGTGATGTGGTAAACGACAATGCTTTAGCTGACTTTGATTTATCATTCACATCAGCGGCAGGAGTACACAGTTTTACGTGTAACTTATCACCATCATCTAAGAAATTTATAACTAAAGTGATTGGTGAATCAGCGTTTGATAAAAACCCTGATGATTATCCTGTTTATGTTGATAAGGTTTATGACAATTATTTAAATTGGTTAATCGCAACAGGAAAAATTAAAGGATTATATACAGGAACTTTAGATAGTGTAAATGAGGGTGGAGACTTTAAGTCGAAATATACATCATCATATACTCCATATGTTGTTTCTGAAGTAAGAGGTGGTTTTGTGTCTAACTTATTTAGATTCGCAACGATTTCAGACGGAGACGCATCAGCAAGAGAGGTTAAGATTTCTTTTGTAAACATTTCAATTGAAAAACAAGAGTTTGATATCATTGTTAGAGATTTCTTCGATACGGATGCAAGTCCAATCGTTTTAGAAAAATTCTCAAGATGTTCTATGAATCCAGACGTACCAGGTTACGTAGCGAGAAAAGTAGGTACATCTGATGGTGAGTACGAATTAAAATCAAGTTATATTATATTAGAATTATCTGATGACGCACCGATAGACGCGGTACCATCAGGATTTAGAGGTTACGAGGTTAAAGATTATAACTTCGCTTCATCTTCTAACGCAAGTATTAACTATAAAAACGAATACTACACTGCAGGACAGGTTATCGGTATAGATAATGATGGTAATGATATTGTGGTAAATTCAGATAAAGTAAGAAAAACATATTTAGGTGTTTCTAACACAGTTGGTTTTGACCCGTCATTCTTTGAATTTTCAGGTGATTATCAAGGTGTTGAATTACTTAAAGGTTTCCACCTTTCATCACAAGCTAACGGAGTTGAGTTTGTTAAAACTAATGAAAACTTTGAGTTATCAGAAGGAAACTTTGAAAAGTTAGTTGGTTGTAAATTCACAATAGCACCTGTAGGTGGTTTTGACGGATTTGATATCTTTAGAAAAGAAAGAACTAACGGTGACCAATATATAAAAGGTAAATCACCATATGCGAACGCAGGGTTTGACCCTTACGTTGGTAACTCTGATTACTATGCGTTCTTAGACGGTATTAGAACATACGCTAACCCTGAAGCAGTAGATATTAACTTATTCTCAACACCAGGTCTTAACTTCTTTGACAATTCATCTTTAGTTGGTGAAGCAATCGACATGATTGAAGAAGAAAGAGCGGATTCATTATACGTAATTGATTCACCAAACAGGTCATCAGTAGATGAGATTGTAGGTGACATTGAAGACATAGGTTTTGATTCTAACTACTCAGCAACATATTGGCCTTGGATTCAGGTGAGAGACACTGAAAATTCAGTTCAGGTATACGTGGCACCAACAGGTGAGGTATTAAAGAACATCGCGTTAACAGACAACGTGGCATATCCATGGTTCGCATCAGCGGGTTACACGAGAGGTTTAGTAAACGCAATCAAAGCGAAAAAGAAATTAACATTAGACGAAAGAGATGAGTTATATGTTAATAGAATTAACCCAATAGCAACATTCTCAGACGTAGGTACGATTATCTTCGGTAACAAAACATTACAAGTTAGAGAATCTGCGTTAGACAGAATCAACGTAAGAAGATTATTACTACAAGCTAGAAAACTTATTTCAAACGTGGCGGTAAGATTATTATTCGAACAGAATGATGAAGTTGTAAGAAACGAATTCTTAAGTTTAGTTAATCCAATTTTAGAAAACATAAAAAGAGAAAGAGGTTTAACAGAATTTAAAGTTGTATTGTCATCTTCACCAGAAGATATGGATAGAAATCAGTTATCGGGTAAGATATACATTAAACCAACAAGAGCTCTTGAATTCATTGATATTGAATTCTTAGTAACACCAACAGGAGCATCTTTTGAAAATATTTAAAAAATTATAGAGGGGAGGGTTTCCTCCCCTTTGTATGTATAATATATGAAACAAACATTAATAGAATCAGAAATTAAAAGACTTATGGAAATCATGAGTGTTGAGGTGTCTGAAGGTTTTAACGAAGAGGGTTTACCTGATTTTAAGTATTACGCATTTGATTGGGATGATAACCTAATGTATATGCCAACTGAAATTATGGTGAAAAGTTTTGGAGACCAAGAAATAGGTATGGGTACTGCAGATTTTGCTGAGTACAGAGGACAGATAGGAAAAGAAGACTTTGACTATAAAGGTCATACTATAGTTGGTTTTGCTGAAAATCCTTTTAGAAATTTCGGTGTAGATGGAAATGACCAATTTGTTAAAGACGCTATGATTGCTAAAACAGGTCCTTCATGGAATGACTTTATAGAATGTATTAACGGAGGTTCAATATTTTCTATTATCACGGCAAGAGGACATAACCCTGAGACATTAAGAGAGGGTGTGGAAGCTATTGTTAAAGACGGTAAGGGTGGTTTATCATTCGAATCGTGTGTGGAGTCACTTAAGAAATATAAAGGTGTTATAGACGGGGATGGTGAAGAATTATTCCAAGAATATTTAGACCTATGTAGATTTCATCCTGTTTCACACGGAGCGGGTAGTGCTGCTAACCCTGAAGAAGAAAAAATTAAGGCATTAGAATTATTTATTAAACACGTTAATTCTTTATCTGAAGAATTGGCGGTTACGATGGAGTTAGAAAATGACATCAAAAATAATTTTGTCCCGATGATTGGGTTTTCTGATGATGATAAAGCTAATGTCGACAATGTAAAAAAATACTTAGACGACAAAGGAGAAGAAAATGTCAACGTGTATTACACTAAGACTGATAAAACAAAGATGTAGATGCTAGAACTAGTATACTAGTAATATTTAAGTTATTATATTTTATATATTTTATTTCTTAAGTGTTTTTAAGTGAGTTATACTGGAACTAGTTTAAACAAAATAATTAAAAGTGTCAACTAATATCGAAAGATTTTTAAATTACTTGATATTTATAGATAAATAAGAAACAAATTAAAAAAAATACAAAATGGCTGATTTATTAATGAAAATGCCTGTTCCTTACGAACCAAAGAAAAAGAATAGGTTTATTTTAAGATTCCCTTCAAGTTTAGGGATAAATGAGTGGTATGTAAGTACAACATCTAGACCTTCAGCGAACATAGGTTCAGTTGAAATACCATTCCTAAACACCTCAACATTCGTTGCAGGTAGGTTTAATTGGAACACTATTAATGTAACGTTTAAAGACCCGATTGGTCCTTCAGCGGCACAAGCATTAATGGAATGGTTTAGATTACACGCAGAATCTGTTACAGGTAGAATGGGTTATGCTGCGGGTTATAAGAAAGATATTGAATTAGATATGTTAGACCCAACAGGTGTTGTGGTAGAAAAATGGATTATACAAGGAGCCTTTTTAACTGACTTAAACTTTAATGACTTATCTTACTCTGATGAAGGTTTAGCTGACATCTCAGTAACGTTAAGACCAGATAGATGTATATTAGTATACTAAAACTATAACGGCCATATAAAATTAAAGAAACTCACTTCATGTGGGTTTTTTTATGCTTTACAATGTGGTTATATGGTGTATTATTAAAACAAAAGTGTTTAATATGGACGAACAAAATTATAAAATGGAAGTAGCCTTCGATGTAATACCGTTACCGACTAACGGGGTATTCTACAAAAATAAGAAAGACACACTTAAAGTTTCTTTTCTTACTGCATCGGATGAAAACATTTTAACATCACAAAACTTAATCCAACAAGGTTTGGTTATTGATGAGTTACTTAAGGTTAAAATCTTAGATGACGATATTACCGTGGATGAATTACACGATTCAGACAAAGAAGCCGTTTTATTGTTTTTAAGAAATACCGCATATGGTTCTATGATTAAACTATCTGTAATTGACCCTGATACCGGTTCTTCGGTTGAGGTTGATTATGACCTACAAAACATTAAGTATAAAAAATTTACTCTAACATCTGATAGTGAAGGGTTATTTGATTATACACTACCAACATCTAAAAAAGTCGTTAAATTTAAGTTCTTATCACCAAATGATGAGAGAGAATTAGAAAAAATTAGTGAGGTTTATAAAGATATGTTAATAAAACCAACAGTCACTAAAAGGTTAGAAAAGATGATTATTTCAGTTGATGGTGAAAAAGACCCAATGAAAATATCACACTTCATTAGTACAATACCTATTAGAGATTCTCAGAGTTTTAGGAAGTATGTCACTGACAACACACCAGGTTTAGACAAAGGGGTAGAGATAACTTTACCTTCGGAAAAAAAAATACAAACATTCTTTAACCTTGACACAGAATTTTTTCGTCCATTCTACGGACTATAAAACATCTGTTTTAGAAGAAATCTATTATTTAGGGAAACATCTGAATTTCACGTATAGTGATGTTATGATTATGCCTGTCTACGAAAGAAAGTTTTTTGTTAATATGTTAGTTGAGGAATTTGAAAAAAAGAAACAAGACTACGAGAACGAAAAGGCTAAAAGGTAATCTACATTATATCCACAAAAAAA